GCCCGCCAAGGACGACCTGCAGCAGGACAAACAAATGGCGGCATGGAATCTTGACTTCTTCCAGCACGGGGTGACGCCGCAGGGCCTGCTCTCCACGGACAAGATGCTGAGCCCGAAGGAAATGAATGACCTGGGCGAGCAAATCCGGCAGTTCCTCTCCGGTAAGGCCCGCAAGGTACTGATTTTGTCCAAGGGTATGCAGTGGCAGTCGGTTTCCGTCTCGCCCACGGATATAGATTTCTTGGCGGGTCGGAAGGAGAACCGTAAGGCTATCCTCGCCGCGCTGGGCGTTCCTCCGGTGATGGTCGGCGAACTGGAGCACGCGAAGTATGACAACTACTTCCTCCAGCTAACCAACTTCGGCCGCAATACAATCCTCCCGAAGCTGAAGAAGATCGAGGGCTCCCTCAATAACTTCCTCCTCCCCCGGTTCCCGGCAATGGCGGACCTGTCGCAGGATACGCAGTATGCTCTGTCCTTCGATACTACGGCGCTATTCGAGGAGGACGAGGCTACCGTCGTCAAGCGGGTCATCGATCAAGTCGGGCACGGCCTGCTGACGCCGGACGAGGGCCGTGAGCTGATGGGCCGCGATCCGTGGCCGGAAGAGACGGGTGGCGATAGCTTCTACATGGACACCCGTATGGTCCGGGTAGAGGGGACTGGTACGGCCCCGGAGAACGTGGAAGAAGAGGAAACGGAAGAGAGCCTGGAGGCCCGTGACGATATCCTCGCGCAGCAGGTGGCCGCGCTGGAGAGGCGGTTCACCGCCGAGTTGCTGCGACTGAAGGACGATATCACCGCCGAGGTTCGTAAGGAGCTAGCCGATGAACGTGACGACGAGGGTGGTCAATAGCCGAACGCTGTCCGAGAAGTTTCCGGGCGTGGTAGAGATGCTAGTAGCCGAGCCCTACTCGGCGGTGGAGTGTAAGTCCGAGCCGAAGCTACCGGCCGAGGCGGTTATCGTCTCGCCGACGCTCCTGAATCACCTGGTCGGTCGGGACAAGCGGCTTGCCCAGTTGGAGGAGGCTCCGGAGTACGGCGCATTGAAGGCCGAGCTAGGCCGCCGCACTCGTCAGGTGCGCGGCCTGATGAACGAATTAAAGCGTCGTTGCGGGGCGGATGCGAATTTATCTATCGAGGGCTGGGAAGAGATTGCGGATACGATTACTGTAGACGTGGAACCGGCGCTGGCCTTGGAAGCGTAGTAGGGAGCTACCGTGAGTAAGAAGAGGGTGCTGACGGAGGCGGACGCGGCGCGAGTCTGTCGGTGGTTCGTGGATAAAATGGGAATGCAAGATTGGGCGTTTGATGTGTACGTGGATGACTCCCCGCCCGATTGGTGTGGGGCCGTTCCGCCCGGTATCCTTGGGACGGCGAATCCCGATCTCCGATTCAAGAAGTCGTTGGTGTGGGTAGCGCCCGGCCGCCACGCTACTCGCCGGGAGGCCCTCACGACATTGCTGCACGAACTTTTACACGCCGTGGCAGAAGATGTGGGCATTAAGGGAGATATGAGCGACAGGAAAGAATACTTGTGGGACCGCCTCGGCGAGGTCCTGGCGGCGGCGTTTGAGAAGGAGTAGCATGATCGACCTGAGTGGTATTCGTGCGGCGTTCCAGGTGAAGCCTCTCCGCGTCTTGCGGAAGGCGGCGGCACTGCCGAAGTGCGCCGTACCGACGCGAAGCGCTGTTAGTAAGACGAATGTCGATGCGAGGAAGGCTAAGGAATGACCGCCCACTACACCGGCTGCCGCCCCGCCTTCCATACCGCCTTCGTACCTCCCCTTACGCCCCTGGAGCAACAGGGGCCGGTCGTGCGCCACTACTCGGAGTATCTGGTGGCCCTCCTGATCGCCGAGGGCCACGTGACGGAGGTTTACGACCTGATGGAGGACGAGCTACCCGATGAAATGCGATCATGACCATCCCGTCGCTAAGGCCGTCCTCGGTCCGCCGAGCCGGAAGATTAGTCCGCTCGGCCGCTCCTTGGTCCGCATTTACCGCAAGAACGTACTCTCCATGTACCGGGCCGTCCGGGCGTGGCTTCACCTGATGATCGACGCGGAGGAGTACGGCGCTCTTCACCAGTGGGTGCTCGGCGAGGAGCCTATTCTAGAGAGCTTGACCGAGTACGAGGCATGGGAACCGACTACCCGCCTCGCTAAGGCCCTATTCGATGTCCGGGTAGAGCAGACGGCGGACCGCTTTCGCAAGGCCGGGCAGGTTACGAGCTTCTCGAATATCACCTCCACCCTCGTAGACTGGGATTGCGTGCGAATGGCGGGGGACCGCCGAATGGGCACGCAGCACCTGCGCATCTTCGGCGAGGCGATGGGCAAGACAGCTCAGATCGCCCGCATCGAAACGAGCTTTGACGTAGTGAATATGCGGGCCGTGAAGTGGGCGAGTGAGAATACCAATCGGGTTATCAACGAGCTGGTCAAGGATCAGATCGCGGGCGTGGGCGAGTATATCTCGCGGGGTATCGCCGAGGGCGACTCGATGGCGACCATCGGGCGGCAGATGCGGCGCAACAAGCTGTTCGGCCTGAACCAGCGGCAAATGCGCGCTATGCGCGGGTTCCGCGAGAAGGTCACATCCCGGTACTCCCGCCTGAAGGGCGGACTCACCGGGAGGCACGGACCTAGCAGGTTGCGGAAGATTGAGCGGGCTGTTCAGCGGGAGGCGACGAAGAAACTGCGCTACCGCGCGGAGATGATCGCCCGCACGGAGACATCCCGCGCGGTCTCCGAGGGCACGCTGGAAGCGTACGATGTGGGGCGGACGCGGCATGTGGAGTTCGAGGCGTCAGCCGACGCATGCCTAATATGCATAGGCTACGATGGAAACATCTTCACGCTCTCGGCGGCGAGCGGGCTAATTCCGGTTCATCCCAATTGCCTGATCTCCGCTGCGGTAAAGGTTTACACGGCGGACGGTTGGCGGCCTGTGGGTAAGGTGGCCGTGGGGGATTTGGTCCTGACTCATCGAGGTCGCTTCCGTCCGGTGGTGGAACTTCATCGGAATCGGGCGGCGGCAGGCGTTGTTCAGCTTCGCGCGGGGCCTCATGCTTTGTCGGTGACGGAGGATCATCCGGTTTTGATTAACGGTCAGTGGATACCCGCTCGGGAGGCGAAGGTGGGGGACCATTTTCAGATGATGTCCACGCCTTGCGAAACCTGCGGGAAGCCGATGCCCTGGACGCCGGGAACGTCTCGTCGATACTGTAACCAGTTCTGCCAGTGGAAAAATCCAGAGCATCGGAAGCTGATCTCGGCCAAGACATCTGCCCAGCTCGTTCGTCAGTACGCGGATGGGACGCGGGATAGGGCGACGGCATGGCGGGCGGGCAACCAAGCTTTACGGGACAAACCGTATACTCCCCGGCCGCATATGAGTGGGATGTTCAATAACGCCAAACGGCCCGAGGTTCGCGAGAAGATCAGGTTGAGTAAGCTGGGGGACAAGAATGCGATGAAGCGGCCCGAGGTAGCGGCGAAAGTATCGGCCGCCTTGCGGGCGTTCTACGCAGCGCACCCCGAGAAGCATCCTAACGCCCGCCTTGCCCAAAAGGCCCGCCGTAGTGGCCCGGCGAGTACCACTTATATCGAGCGGATGATGTGGAAGGAGCTGAAGGCGCGGGGTATCTCGTTCTCCTATAATCATCGTGTCGGGAGTCTCTGGGTCGACTTCGCTCTGGTGGAGCATAATATCGCCGTGGAGTGCGACGGAGCTTATTGGCACCAGGACGAGGAGAAGGAGCGGACGCGAGACGCGCGGCTAGAGGCGGCGGGTTGGACGATGCTTCACTTTACCGGCTCGGAGATCGAGCGGGATGTCTCAGCGTGCGCGGATAAGATCGAGCGGGTACTGGCGAATCACGAGGGGCAGTATGAGTTCCACTCCTTCGAGATCACCGAGATTAAGCGGAAGCCCCCCGAGGTTCGCTCGCTCTGGAATCTGTCCGTGGAGGAGGACGAGAGCTATGTGGCGGCGGGCTTCGTCGTTCATAACTGCCGTTGTAACTGGCTCCCGGTGGTGGATGTAACGGGGGCTCCGGCGGGATAGCCGACCGGCTATAATCGAGCGTAAGGATATACGATATGCCGACACTTTGTGAACAATGCGCGTGGTTAAAGGAAGGCGAGGGCCTCCGCTGTATCGCCTTCCCTGACGGGATTCCCGAGGCGATTAGCTCCGGGCGCGTAGATCATAGGAAACCCTACGCCGGGGACCAGGGCATTCGGTTCGAGCCCGCAGACGTGGCGGACCCGCCCGAGGAGCAACGTGCCCTCCTCGCGGACGATAACGACGTGAAAGCACTCCGGGAGGCGGTAGAATGAAGAAGCGGGGGCCGCGTTCTTTGGAGGTTCGGGCAAGGATTAGCGCTTCGTTGAAGGGTAGGAAGAAGTCTGCGGCTACGCGGGCGAGGATGAGCGCCGCCCAAAAGGGTAGGAAATTATCTCCCGAGCACTGCGCGAAGATCGGCGATCTTAAGAGGGGTCTAGTACATACGCCGGAGACTCGTGCGAAACTGAGTGCGGCACTTATGGGTAGGAAGAAGTCCCCCGAACACTGCGCGAATATCAGTGCCGCCCGGAAGGGTATGGTGTTTACGCCCGAACACCGGGCTCATATACGGAAGGCGCGGTTGGGCCAGAAGGCGTCGATAGCCGCACGAGCGAACATGAGCGTTGCCCAGACAGGATTAGTAAAGCAGCCGCATACGCCCGAGGCGAAGGCGAAGATTCGCGCGGCTAACCTCGGTAAGAAGGCTTCTCCCGAGACTCGCGCGAAAATAAGCGCCGCTCAGATGGGCCATGAAGTGTCGCCAGAGACGCGGGCTAAGATTGGGGCTTGGATCCGCGCTTCTGGATCAGACCATCCCCTTTGGCGAGGCGGGGACCGGAACTACGGCCCCGGCTTTTCCGATGACTTGAAGCGGATCGTTCGGTGGCTATACGATGATCGCCGCTTCCTCTGCGGCGAGAAGCCGGAGGGGAGGGAACCCGCCGTTCACCATATCGACTATAATAAGAAAAACAATACGATTGATAATCTCGTCCCGTTGTGTAACTCCCACCATTCGCAGACTAATACTCGGCGGGATTATTGGCAGTGGTTTCTTCGGTTACGTATGCGGATAGCCCCATTCAATTCATGGGAGATGGTAGCATGAAACGACTCTTATTGGGAATTTCGGGAAAAAAGGGCTCGGGTAAGGACACGGCGTGTGCCCAGATACTCGCCCATCTGCTGAATGCCTCGGGGAGCCCCCTTCCGTATTCGGTGGGGCGGGATGGACGGTTAGGCTACAAGGAGCCGGGGCATCCGGACTATCAACGGTTAGATTGGTATAGTGGGGGCGACGATGCTGGGGTCATTCAGAAGTGGGTCGACGCCTCTGTGGATTGCTTCGCCCGTCCTATCAAGGAGTTCTGCGAGCACGTACTGGGCCTATCGCACGCGCAGTGCTGGGGCACGGATGCGGAGAAGAACTCGCTGACGGCCTTACGGTGGGATACGTTACCGCCCCACCTGCTCAACGGAGTCCAGTACCCTCCGCGAACCGGTCTGATGACCGCTCGCGAGGTCATGCAGGTATTCGGCACCGACCTGATGCGGAGCTGGAAGGAAGATATCTGGGTAGATGCCCTCCTCCGTCGCGTCCAGCGGTCTCGGGAGCGCGTAGTGATCGTGACTGACGTGCGCTTTGAGGATGAGCTAAGCGGCCTCGCCTCCCTGTCGGAGGCGGGATGGGATACCTGTATCGTCCGCCTCCTCCGGAACCCGTACAAGAACGACGAGCACGCGAGCGAGACGGCGCTTGATCACCTGCCGCTCGACTCCTTCGATATCGTCGTGCCAGGCGATCTAAGCATTGCGGGACAGGCGGACTTCCTACTACCCGAGATCGCGGAACGGCTTGACCGGATTGGATACGAGCTGAAGGAGTAGTATGAGCGGGCTTCTATACACGGCGGTGTACCTCACGGCGGTGGTGGTAATTGTCTTGTTTACGCGAGCGGGCGAGCCGCCCCGTGCGCGGTTCCCCCTCCATAAGAATAGGTGGCCCAGATGATGAAGCGTCGCGGATTCCTAAGATTACTGGGATTGCTACCAGCTGGCGGCCTCCTGCCCGTGTTGGAGGGGGCTGCCCGTTCGCGGTTCGGGAGCGGGGAACTACGGAGGACGTGCGAATCAATCGCGGACGTTGTACGACAAACTGAGGTTCAGTTAATGTGCGGGGACGGGCAGGGCGGTTGTCTTGTGCCCGAGTGTTACCAAAAAGATATTCTGGCGATGATGAAAGATCGGAGTTTGTGCTTGCGGGCGCACCATGTGATGCCCGTCGTAATCGGAGAGAGGACGTGATATAGTATGCGGAGGGGGTCTCATCTTACAGATGCGCACAAAGAGAAGCTCAGGCAGAGTAACCTCGGTAAGAAGGCTACGTCGGAGGCAAAGGCGAATATGAGCGCGGCGCAGCTCGGTAGGAAGTTCTCGTTGGAGCACCGGGCGAGGATTAGCGAGGCGCAGCTAGGGCGTAAGGTTTCCGCCGAGACGCGAGCTAAGATCAGGGCGGGGCGCTTGGGTATAAAGAATACCCCTGAGGCACGTAGGAAAATTAGCGAGGCGAATCGACGCCACTGGAAGAAAAATCCTATGCCAACTGGTCCCGCCCATCCCCTCTGGCGTGGGGGAGATACTAAATACGGCCCTGGCTTCACAGAGGACCTGAGGCGGATCGTTCGGTGGCTGTACGATGATTGCTGCGTCCTCTGCGATATGTTGGCGGAGGAGATAGGACCGAACGAGCTATCCGTTCACCACATCGACTACGATAAGAAGAATAATATGATAGACAACCTCGTCCCGCTTTGCGCCTCGTGTCATTCGCAAACAAATGCCCGACGGGATTATTGGCAGGACCTTTTACAAGGAAGGATACAAGAATGCGCATAGAGGACATATCGGTTGAAAACTGTAAGTCGCTCCGAGATTCTGAATTACACAATCTCGCGCAGCGCGCGAATCAGGTGTTTGAGGGGACGGCGAAGTGGGCAGATGTAATGGCTAAGCGCCTCGTGGGCGTAAACGCACCTATTCCCCGCGACACCTTACTTGAGGCGTATACGATTCTCCGTAAGGAGATCGAGACGAGGGGGTTGGAGGTTACGCCGGGTTTACTCGACCACAAAATCGTTTCGAGGCGGCTCCGAGGGATAGACGTTCAGGAACTGCCACCGATCCTCGTCAAGTCCTGTGTCGTGAGCCTTAGCGGCCCCTTCGTCTACTCCCCGAAGGACGCCGGGCCGCTGACGGTCCGCGTAGACGCCGGAGAATTTGGTGATGATGCCTTCTCCTTCGATCTTGAAAAGCGGATGGCGAAGGAACTGGGTGAGCGGACCGGCCGGGGCGTAGAGGTCCGCCGGGACGCGGAGGGGCTCGCCGCCCCAGTGATGCCGTTATATGACTTGGTTTTGTTACCTCGCCCGGCCACCGAGGACGTGACGGACATCGACGACCTGTCCAAGCGTCTGTCCGACCGGGCCGACGCGGCTGCCTCCGCACAACCTCGCCACCGAGAGGAGGGGCCGGAGGTAAGCCTCCGCCCGCCGACCCGGTTCCACGTATCCGAGCAGCGGCCCGTCGAGGATTTCGATGAGGTGGAGCGGGTAGACGACAAGCTCGGGAAGGGCGCTCACGTAGTGTGGGGGCAGATCGGTGGTAAGTCCAAGGTCCAGTCCATCATGTTCGACGCGGCGACGTGGACGCCCGCCGACGCCCTGAAGCTGCTGAACGAGCAGAGCTACCAGTCTACGTTAGAGGAGGCGGCTCCGGTCGCGAAAGCCGCCGCCTCGGCCTTCGTCAAGAACGCCGAGGAGCGGATCGTGGGCGGCATCGTCTACCAGACGACCGACGCGGGGCATCCGGACGCGCAGGGGGACTTCGTTGACGACATTGACGAAATCTGGAAAGCTCTTTGCGATTGGGCGATTCGCTCGGACGGCCACATGAAGATTATGCATGAGGGGGAGGCTATTGACGCGGTAGTAGTGGAGAACTTCCTCGCCGAGACGGATGTCCGTAAGAGCGGTGAGTTAGTCCCGGCGGGTAGCTGGTATTTGGCTGTCTATATTCCCGAGGAGGAGGAGACGATCTGGAAGGCGATTACCTCTGGGGAGCTTACCGGTTTTTCTATGGCCGGGTTCGCTAAGACGGAAGAGATCGACGTATAAACCGGGCCGGGGTTCGGCTCGGCGGCTATAATAGAATGTTGCGCGTGAGAGCGTTGGGGCGGGTCGGGCGGTAGGATGCCGACGGCCCGCCCCCGAACGCGCTTGACAATAGAACAAGAGGGGCACTATTATGGATCGAGGACGAGGCTGGTCCTCGCTTTCCCTCTAGGCGTCTTGCAAACCTAGTCGCTATGAGGCGATAGGGGCTAGCGAGTATCAAGGCGATGGTGGTGCCTTTGCGTAGTTACGAGCGGGCTGAAGGAAACGACGTACCGGAGGCCCGCTCGTAACGCGAGTGTTGAAAAGTGAATTACGGTAGCCACTATCGAGCGGCAGACATGGTGAAGGTAGGCCGCGCGGCCGCCCGAGCCCGAGCTCTCCTTGGAGGCTACCCCAATACGCGACGGGGCTGCATTGCCCGAGTGGGAGCGTGAATATAGCACGTTGATCGGGTCGGGAAAGTGAGCGTGTGTGAATGCCCGGCGAAGCTCCCTGGCGGCTAAAAGCCGCTGAGCCCCCGCGCAAATATGCGGTCTGTAGAGACGGTAATGATCTGCCGCCCTCGCGGATAGCCGTTCAGAGTCCGCCGCCTGTACTGGCGGCGGGCTTGCTTTTTAGAGGCACCATACCCGTGCGTAGGCGAGAGATTAGAAGCGGTTTCACGGCATCGGGATATAATAACTCGTAGGCTAAAGGAGTTCCGATATGAACGCTGCGACCTGCGCTAAAATAAGTGCCGCTTTGAAGGGTCGGAAGAAGTCGTTAGCTACGCGGCGGAAGATCGGGAAGGCGAGCCGGGGTCGTAAACATACAGCAGAGACTAGAGCACGAATGAGCGAATCGAGACAGGGCCGCGTACTTTCTGCTGAGACGAAAAAGAAGATTGGGGCCTCGAATCGGGGGAAGCGGCGGACGCCTGTTCAGCTGGCGAGGATGAGCGCCTCGCAAGTCGGTCGGAAGCATACCGATGAGACCAAGGCCCGGATTAGTACATCCTTAGTAGGTCGGCGGTTCTCGGCGGATCACGTAAAGAATCTCCGTTTAGCGCACAGTGGCCATCCGGTCTCCCTAGAGCAGCGGGAGAAAATAAGTATTGCCTTAAGCGGTAGGAAGCTATCGCCCGCGATGCGCGCAAGGAGAAGCGCTAGTCGGTTAAAATACCTCCAAGAGCATCCTATGCCAACCGGTCCTGCCCATTGGGCGTGGCGAGGAGGAGACCGAAAGTATGGGGGTGGGTTTACTAAGGACTTGAAGCGCATAATCCGCTGGCTATATGGTGGTCGGTGCTTCCTCTGCGGCGAGAAGCCGGGCGGCCGTGAGTTAGACGTACACCATATCGACTACGATAAGAAAAACCATGTGATTGATAATCTCGTTCCGTTATGTATTTCTTGCCACTCGCGGACTGGAATACGTCGTGCCCGCTGGACTAGACTTCTCCGATCACGCCAGTATTACTTTCCCTTTAATTCGTGGGAGTTGGTAGCATGATGTCTAGATATCTCCAAATTATGAGGGGGACGGTAGCGGCGTGTCTCAGTTGCTCCGTAGCACTAGTATTATTCGACGTAGGGGTATCGGGGCGTACTGTTCCCTCGTCGGATAACCTAACTCCAAAACACTTAACAGGCAACCATGTTGACCCTTTACCACAGAAGGAGAACACGCCTTCACTTGAGAAGAAGACGAGCATGGTTGCCTTCTTTGACGCTATCCGCTCGGTCGAATCCGGCGGAGACGATAGAGCTGTTGGGGACGGGGGCGCTAGTCGAGGCCCCTATCAGATTCAGCG